TCAGGCAGACGGTGCTGGTCTAAGACTTGGTGCGCCAGGTTACGCTGGTACGACTCGACCATCTTTCCTATTTGAACCATCAGGTCATAAGTGGGTATCGAGTATTCCGCTTGATGCAACTATTGTTGGTATGTCAGAGACAATCGATGACCGTGTATCAAATCTATTGTTAGCGGGTGAAGCAATTGATCTCACATATAATGATGGTGGAAACTCACTGACTATAGATGCCGAAATTGCGACTGCCGCTAATCGTGGTGTTGCTAATTTCCCAACTGATAACTTCACAGTGACAAGTGGATCTGTTGCGATTAGTATTGTAGATGGCGGTACATACGGATCATAAATAGTAGTACAATTTAGATAATTTGGAGTGTAGAAATTGTCAACTACAATTAAACACAAGAAGAGTGATGCAAAGGGTGTCACTCCTTCTACTAGTGACTTAGCATTAGGCGAGATAGCAATAAATACCAACCAAGGAATCATCTTTTTAAAGACAGAAGATTCTTCAAGTGCGGTAGAAATTATCGACTTTCAACAACTGAGAGTATATAACTCTTCAGGGACAAGGATAAACTAATGGCGAGTCCAAACACTAGACAAGAACTTATAGATTACTGTTTACGTAGTTTGGGTTCCCCTGTGATCGAAATAAATGTCGATGATGAACAACTAGAGGATCGTGTTGACGAAGGTCTTCAGTGGTTCCGTGAGAATCATCCAGATGGTTCACGTAGACACTACATGTCTTTTCCGCTTACACAGCAAGATATCGACAACGGATATATTGATCTACAAGATGATAATATCCAGACTGTCGTTCGAGTTTTTCCGATCAACACTGTTTCACAATCAACAAACTTCTTTGACATCAAGTATCAGATGATGTTGAATGATGTTACTGATCTAAACAACTATGCGGGCGACATTGCATACTACGAACAGATGCAACAACATCTATCATTACTTGATATGAAATTAACAGGTGTTCCTCAGATTACTCATGACAGACAAGGGAATCGTCTATACTTCTATATCAGTAGTGAAAAATTATCGGTAGGCGATCATATTGTATGTGAAGTATATGGTATCCGCACCCCCAACAGTACTGTAGAGTACAATTCGTTGTGGAACCATAAGTTTCTTAAAGAGTATACCACAGCAATTATTAAAAGGCAATGGGGAACCAACCTACTAAAATTCGATGGTATGACCTTGCCTGGCGGTGTTCAGATTTCTGGTCGTTCGATCTTCGAAGATGCGAACAACGAACTTGAACAAATTAGAACTAGGTTTAGGGAAGAAGAAGATGTAGGCCCTGTCTTCTTCGTAGGATAATATGGCAACAAATCCGTATATCAGCAAAAAGGTACGTTCAGAACAACACCTCTATGAAGACTTAGTAATTGAGTCTTTACAGTTCTATGGTGAGGACGTATACTATATCCCACGTGAGATAGTCAACCAAGATAAGATCTTTGGTGATGACATCCCTTCACGATTTTCAGATGCATATAAGATCGAGATGTACATTGAGAACCAAGAAGGTTTCGATGGAGAAGGAGATCTGTTCACTAAGTTTGGTATCGAGTTAAGAGACCAAGCAACATTCGTTGTCGCACGTAGACGTTGGAAAAAGATGGTAGGTGATAATCTGACTGAGAACGGTTTCCGTCCTCGTGAAGGTGATGTCATTTACTTGCCTATGTCAGAGTCTATGTTCGAGGTTCTCAAGGTAGAGACTGAGACGCCATTCTATCAGTTGAGTAACCTACCCACATTCCGTATGCAGTGTGAGTTATTCGAATACAGTGATGAAGACTTTGATACTGATATTGCATCTATTGATGCGATAGAGTATGAAGGTGCGTATCAGTATAAAGTTACAATGAACAATCCTGCTGCGAACATTCCAACGTTTACTTCACAGATCGATGATCAGGGTAGATTGACTAGTGTTGATGTGGTTTCGGCCGGTCTCGGATTTAAAGAACCTCCTACCATTACTGTAGAGAGACCCGATCCTAATGATACTAATCGTAAGTTTGGCGTGTCATCATTGCACTCATATCTGGGTCATGGTGATGAGAACAATTACTTACGTCAAGATAGAAATGGTACAGTAGAACTATTCTTTAGAACAAATTCATTACCACAGTCAGGTTACCAAGCACTACTTGTAACTGGGGGTGATAGTGACAAGAACCAAATGATCTTTGCCGTTGATGGCGACGCTAAGATAAATTATGGTTTTGTGAACAATGACGGTGTTCCCCTCAAACAACTTCCGGCAACGTTTACTAACAATCAGTGGACACACTTCTTGTTCAGTCATGATAATAATACCGTACGTGCTTATGTAAATGGTACTAAATCGTTAGACTCTGTGTCAGATAGACCGTTGGATCTCATCAGCGATCGTGAATACTCTTTAGGTTCGTTTGCTGCACGTGAAGTAGACGGTATTAACTACGGTTCATTTGAAGGACGATTAGACGAGTTCCGTTCATTGATAGGAACGTCCGATCAAATATTGGATTCTAGGTTAGCGCATACCGTACAGACGTTCACACTCGATATCGAAAGTGGTGATGGTTCAGACTATACTTTTGCCTCTGGTTCTACCGACAGATCTGGTGAGATACAGACTCTCCAAGACCCAATCTTAGATGTTGTAATTAATGATACAATCGTGTTAAATAATAACACTGGCGGTCACCCACTACAAATAAAAGATGGTGATGATAATGTTCTCGCAACAGAATCCTCATCTACAGTGTCGTATCAATTTACCAGTACTGGGATTTACTACTATCAGTGTACTGTCGCTGGTCATGGTTCTATGATCGGGCAAATACATGTATCCGCTCTACCCACAAATATATCTGTGCCTTCGTCTGCCTTCGATAGTGATTCGAACACAGCGATTCTAAGACACTATGATGGAGAAGAGGCGACACTAAGTGTAACAGTTTTGGATGGTGGTATAAGTTCAGTAGATGTGACAAACGGTGGTCTACATTATACTACTGAACCAACATTAACTGTAGACAATACTACAGCAGGCGGTAATTATATCATAGGCGAGACCGTAACGCAAACTAATTTAGATTATAGTATTAAGGGTGAGGTTACTCGTTGGTCAGATAGTGACCGCATACTTCAACTTGCACATGTTGGTAGTACGGACGGAACGTTTAGGACTATTGGTTCAAGCGCACCTGTCATCGGTGCATCATCTGATGCCGAGTGGATTCCTAAACTTGTAGAAGATTTACAAGAAATTCAGAAAACCGCACAAAATAAAGTATTCGATGATTTCGAGGGAGACTTCTTAGACTTCTCGGAATCCAATCCGTTTGGAGATATATTCTAATGTTCGGTAATTGGTTTTATAACAAGCGAGTAAGGACTGCCGTATCGGTATTCGGTTCTATATTTAACAACTTACACGTGTTGAGACAGAACTCTTCGGGCGCAACTATCTCACAGGTTAAAGTTCCTCTGTCGTATGCGCCACGTAGATCGTTCATCGAACGACTAGAACAAATGTCTAAGGGAGAAGACGCTGAACGTAGAGTTGCGATGAAACTCCCACGTATGTCATTCGAGATCACGAACATTGCATACGATCCAGAGAGACAGTTACCCAAAACAAACAAGTTTGCTCGTGCATCCACGGACAATACTAAGAAGAAAAGATTTTATACATCTGTTCCATACACAATTGGTTTCCAATTAAACATATATGCTAAATCACAAGACGATGCATTGCAGATGGTGGAACAAGTTATACCCTATTTTAACCCCCAATATACTCTATCAGTAAAACCTTTTAGTGATTACAGTGAGATCAAAGAAGACGTACCCATTATTCTTAATGGCATAACTTTCTCTGATGACTTCGAAGGATCTGTAGGACAAAGACGTACTATCATCTACACACTAGACTTTGAGATGAAAATGTCTTTCTATGGCCCAGAAAAAGATCAATCGGTTATCCGTGAAATTGATACGAACTTTTTCCTAAAAGATGCTGGAATGCAAGACAGTGACTTATTTGTTGAAAGACTAAATATAGTACCAACACCAAACAACGTCTCACCTGACGATGACTTTGGGTTTAACGTGAGTTTGTTAGATAGCGAGAAAGAATGAGTGAAGATAAAAATGTTAATACCGATTATGAATATTCAAGAGACACCTACTACGAGTTAATCGAGAAGGGTAGGGAGTCGTTGGAACTCATGATCGAAGTGGCACGAGAGTCAGAACACCCTCGTGCATTCGAAGTATTATCTGGGATGATAAAGAACATCTCGGACGTGAACGATAAACTTATGGATCTGAATAAGAAGAATAAGGATATCAAACAAGAACCTAAACAGATTGGACAAGAAGGTGGAACCACCAACAACAATGTGTTTATAGGTTCTACTGCTGACCTTCAGCGAATACTACGTAATGAGGAAAAAGTGATTGATGTTGAACCCAGCGGAAAAGAATAGTTACCTCGGCAACCCCAATGTAAAGAAGGATGGTGTTGCAGAGGAATGGACTGAGGAGTCGGTAAAAGAATACGCTAAGTGTATGAATGACCCAGCGTATTTTGCAAGAACCTACGTAAAGATTATCTCACTTGATGACGGACTGGTTAACTTTAACTTGTATCCATATCAAGAGAAGATGTTCGATCACTTCAACGATAATCGTTTCTGCGTAGTGCTTGCTTGCCGTCAATCGGGTAAAAGTATTTCGTCTGTGGTTTACATTCTATGGTATGCGATATTTCATCCCGAAAAAACAATTGCGGTGCTTGCCAACAAAGGTGCAACTGCAAGGGAGATGTTAGGTCGTGTTACACTCGCATTGGAAAACTTGCCGTTCTTTTTACAGCCAGGTTGTAAAGCACTCAATAAAGGTAGTATTGAGTTTAGTAATAATTCTAGAATTATTGCGGCTGCCACCTCAGGCAGTAGTATTCGTGGTATGTCTGTCAACCTCCTGTTTCTTGATGAGTTCGCTTTTGTGGAAAGAGCAAATGAGTTCTATACATCAACCTATCCTGTTGTGTCGGCTGGTCGAGAAACTAAAGTTATTATTACGTCAACTGCTAATGGAATCG